ATAAAGACTTAGCGGCTTGGCTAGACATCTATGATATGGACATTTGCGAGTCTTGCCGCTTGGATCAAAAGGACTGCGAGGATAGAAACTGCAAACAGACTTGGCTTGAATGGCTTCAGTCTGAGCACGACCAGGGTATGCCACATGAGGAGCTGATGCAGACACTTGAGCTTTTAGCTACTGTCGATACTACTTACGCGCTTAAAAAGGAAAAGGCCGCTATTATCGATAAGGCGATAAAAATCGTAGAAGGCCTAGCGGGGGTATAGCTTATACGGGAGGTGTGGTAAATGAAGAAGAAAAGAATTTATGCGATGTATAAAGGCGACACATTTATCACGACTGGAACTTTAGCTGAAATTGCAGCGTATTGCGGTATAGCTTTTGCGACTGTGAGATTTTATACTTCACCGACTTATAAAAAGCGAGTGAAAAATATCAAAGAATGCATCGATGTTTTCCGCTTGGACGACGATGACGACGAAAAGGGGGCTTTGCTAAATGACTGATTACTATATTGGACTTTTGATAGGTGCGATTATTGGGTACTGCGGTTCGTTGTTTACGCTGGTTATGTGGTGGGCACTTTGCAAAGCGGCTCACGATTCGAGGGAGTGAATAGAATATGGCAGATATGGTAAATAATCCAGAGCATTATAATTTACCCGGTGGCGGGAAAACGATTGATTTTATTGATGCGGCGCTTGGGGATAACGTCGAGTTTTATTATCAGGGTAATATTTTAAAATACGTCTGCCGGTACCGTAAAAAAGGCGGTGTTGAATCGTTGGGGAAGGCCAGATGGTATTTAGACAGGCTTATCTTGCATTTGAAGGCTAGGGATGTGGAGGCGGTGGACAATGATTAAGCGACTACAATTTAGAGTCCAGCCGCCCGCACAGATTCGTAAAAGAAAAAGGCGTCAAAAGGATATGGAAAAGCGCCACAAGGAAATGGAAAAACACAGACCTCAATTCGAGGAATTTTTAATAAAGGTTCTTGCTAAAAAGTGGGGGAAGTAAAAATGATTGTATTTGGTTTAAATTCAAACATGGTTAATATCGATAAAGCTCGCGCACTTCGAATTTATCGAAATCTCAGCACAGATACATTTGAAATTGTGGCTGATTTTGATGATTCTGCCGAATATATTTTGGGCGATTTTGACAACAAGGATAAAGCTAAAGAAGCCATGGAATATATAAGGTCATGCTTAGCGACAAAAGATGAGGTCTGTGATCTGGAGATGATTTAAAAGGGGTTTTGATATGTTTCGTAACAATGATTATGTTAAATTAACACGTGACTATCTTCGCAATATCGGTTATTATCGAATAGCTGTGGCAAATATGAGCACGGATATCAAAGACTTGGAAAGCCGGATGGTTGATGTGCCAATTAAAATCACAGACTATGGCGTTGAACTGCCAGGAGGCGGAAGCGAATTAAATGGCGTGGAGCGTGAGGCCGAAGCGAAGCTTGAAGCCGAAGAAGACTATAAACGCAAGTCAGCCGAATTAAAACAGCTCAGTCGCCAGATTGACCGCCTTGAAAACTGTATTGAAAACCTGCCGGATGAGGAGCAGAAGGCTGTGAAGCTTTTCTACATCGACCGCCTGAACTATGGCGAGCTTGCTTGCGCGATGGGATGGAGCGAACGGACTGTAAGACGTCGAGTCAATTCCGGGACACGGGCAGTGGCGGTCATGCTATTCGGTCAGAAAGCAGAAAAAACAGTTCAATTTGTCGCGAGCTGATAGTTGGCCATTTTTTGGCCACATTTTCCCCTACTAAATGTGCTACTATGATAGTGTGAAGTTTTCGGAAAAACCTCCTAAACATTGATACAACACGCTAAGCAAAAAAGCTGCCATCATCCCTGGCGGCTTTTTTGCTTAGCGTGTTGTGAAAGGAAGTGAGACACATGGCAAAAGGCAAATATGAATACTGGAAATCACACGACGGTTTGTTACTCATTGAAGGCTGGGCGCGCGATGGTCTCACTGATGAGCAGATAGCACACAACATAGGGATAAGGCGTGAAACTTTATGGAGCTGGCGAAAACAGTTTCCTAACATAGATAACGCCCTAAAAAAGACTAAAGAAGTCGTTGACAGGGAAGTCGAGAACGCACTCTACAAAAAAGCCTTGTCCGGTGATACGACCGCTTTGATATTTTGGCTCAAGAATCGTCGGCCAAACGACTGGCGGGATAAACGAGAGACCCAGCTCAGTGGCAATGTGCAGACTGTGCCGGATAGGCTCGTAATCGATTATGGCGGTGACGATGATGGCGAAGACAGCACGGATTAAAATCCCGCCCGCCTTCAAGATGCTCTCGAGCAATAAGCGCTATAAAGTGCTTTATGGCGGTCGAGGCGCAGGGAAATCGTGGGCATGCGCCAGAGTGCTGCTGGCTCGTGGCTTTGCTAAGCGCATCCGCATATTGTGCGCTCGTGAGATTCAGCGCAGTATTAGCGACTCAGTGCACAAACTGCTTACCGAGCAGATTGACGCAATGGGCTTAACTGGCTTTTACGATATCACGCGCGATACCATTCGCGGGCAAAATGGTACAGAGTTTATTTTCAAAGGCCTTCGCACTAATCCGCAAGAAATCAAATCGATGGAAGGCGTCGACATCTGCTGGGTCGAAGAAGCGCAGGCGGTCAGCGCGGATTCATGGGATGTTCTTATCCCGACCATCCGCAAACCTGGTTCCGAGGTTTGGATAACATTTAACCCTCTGGACGAGAGCGACCCGACCTTCCAGCGCTTTGTAATCAATCCGCCCGATGATGCAGCGGTAAGAAAAGTAAACTACAACGAAAACCCATACTTCCCGGAAGTACTGCGCAAGGAAATGGAGTGGCTCAAGAAAAGAGACTACGAAAGTTATCTGCACATTTGGGAAGGCGAGGTTAGAAAGCTCAGCAACGCGCTCGTGTTCGCTGGGCGTTTTAAGGTTGAAGATTTTGACACACCTTCGGGTGTGCGCTTCTACCATGGCGCCGACTGGGGCTTTGCCGAAGACCCCACAACGCTTATTCGCTGTTTCGTCGATAATGGCACGCTGTTTATCGACCAGGAAGCTTGGGGCGTGGGTGTGGAAATCGACCAGACGGGCGCTTTGTTCGATACGATAGATACCGCCCGCCGATGGCCGATTAAAGCCGACTGCGCAAGGCCAGAGACAATAAGCTACATGCGCCGGCATGGTTTCAACGTGACCGGTGCAAAGAAATGGCAGGGCTCCATCGAAGACGGCATCGAGTATATCAAGACTTATGACATCGTCGTCCATCCTCGTTGTCGTCATACAATCGACGAGCTGAACCGATACAGCTACAAAGTCGACAAGCAGACTGGCGATGTGCTTCCTATCATCGTCGATAAATACAATCATTGTTTAGACTCTTTGCGCTATGCGCTTGATGGGCTCATCAAGGGTAGAGGCGCTATGCATATTAACTCGAAAGCAATATCGCGAATAGGGCAAAGGAGAAGGTGAGATAATGGCAAGAACCAAAACCAAAACTAAAGTCAAAAAAATGATGAAAATAAATAACCAACTTGTGAGCGATTCTGCCGCCGAGAGCCTGCCAGACTTCAAGCCCTATGACTCGCTTGGTTATAAGGGCACGAAGGCAAGAGCCTTGCAGGATAGCGCTTTGCAGACTGCTGGCGTATATGACATGATGCGTAACGGCGCTTACACTGGCGCTCCGACGTTCCTTGGCTATATGGCCTTGGCGCAGCTTGCGCAGGATGGCGTCATAAAAGCAGGCGTGTCTTTGCGGGCGGACGAAATGACCCGCCGATGGGTAGAATTCCAGTATCAGGGCGAGGGCGGCGATGAGCGCATCGAGGCTGTCGAGTCCGAGCTTTCCCGCCTCCATGCTGATAAGGTCTTTCGCGATGCGGCGGAAATGTGCGGCTACTACGGCGGCTGCCTGGTCTTTATCGATACCGGCGACTTGACCGATGCGGATTTGCGGCTTCCTCTGGGCGAAGACGCAGATACTTTTAAAGCAGGTTCGATAAGAGGCCTTAAAATCATCGAGCCGTTTTACGCTGCGCCGGGTCGGTATTCGTGCTATAACCCGATTGACAAAGACTATTTCGTCCCGCAGTCATGGCTGATAAATGGCAGGGAAGTACACGCGAGCCGATTCTTGTATTTTGCCGAAGATAAGCCTCCGACGCTTTTGCTTCCGAGCTATAACTTCTTCGGCATCCCACTTGCGCAGACTGTTATTGATGCCGTCTTAGGGTTTGAGGAGTCGAGCAAGTCAGCAGCACGCATGCTGAGTAAATACGCATGCACGGTCTTTAAGACTGACATGAATGAAGTCCTGAGCGGCGGCACAGGCTCGGAAATCCAAAAGCGCATAGCGTACTTTGCAAAGTATCGCGATAACGACGGCGTGATGACCATCGACAAAGATGCCGAGGAGATTGAGCTCTCGAGCCATTCACTCTCAGGCGTGACTGACATCGTCCGCCAGCAGATGGAAATCGTTGCGGCCATGTTTGGCGAGCCCGCAGTTAAGCTGTGGGGCATAAGCCCGACTGGCTTTAATGCCACTGGCGACTCTGACATGCGAAGTCACTATGACCACATCAACGCCATTCAAGAGCGCATCCTGCGTGATCCGATGGAATATCTCGTTAAGCTCTTACAGCTCAATACGCTGGGCGACACAGACGATGCGCTGACCTTTGAGTTTGTGCCTCTCTCCGATGAAGATGAGAAGTTACAGGCCGAAGTGCAGAAAATCAAAGTCGACTCGATGTCTCAGCTCTTTGACCGAGGCATTATCTCGGGCGAAGAAGCGCGGCATGTACTTGCTACGGATCCGGATAGCGGCTTTGACGATATCGACGAAGATAGCGTACCAGAGCCGCCCGATTTGGCGCTGCCTGTTGACCCGCCCGGTGGTGAAACGCCATGAGAGCGTTAAGACCTGTCCGTCCTCCAGTAGCTATTGAACGTGTCTACTATAAGAAGCTCAAAGCCATGCTGAAGGAAATGGACAGGAGCTTATATTATTGGCTACGGGCAGAATACCGCAAGAGCGAGCCCGAGATTGTAGGCGATTCGGCTCTTGCCGATATGCGAACCAAGATGGCCTACTTGGCGCGCTACTGGAAGAAAAAGTACAACGAGAACGCAGCGTCTATGGCTGAGTGGTTCGCTACTGAAGTGCAGAAGCACACAACACGAAACCTACAAAACCAAATGAAAAAAGCCAAGCTTGCTGAGCTGGGCTTTGACCTAAAGTTTACCTACCACTCGCGCCGAGAGCGGGCGGTCTTCAATGCCATTGTGGAGCAAAACGTCAACCTCATTAAGTCGATAGCCAGCGAGCATCTGACGAAAGTGCAGGGCATTGTCTTACGTGGCATTGAGACCGGGCACGACCTCGAGCGCGTAACTAATGACCTCACTGAGTCTTATGGCGTGACTGAGCGCAGGGCGGCTATGATAGCGCGTGACCAAACAGCCAAGGCCTCAAATAACCTCAGCCGCCAAAGACTCATGGATTACGGGGTCACTAAAGGTAAATGGATGCATACGTCGAGCGGTAAAACTTACCGAGACTCGCACGTCAACATGGACGGCGAGATATACGACATCGAGCAGGGGTGCTACGATGACGACTACGGCGATTATGTTCAGCCGGGCGAGCTGGTAAACTGCCACTGCGTTTGCATACCTGTAATTGATTTTGGTAATGAAGAAGGTGAGTAAATGCTAATTCAAGATAAATATGCTTTTGACAAAGCGTCCGCCCGCTCTTTGGACAGTAACGGCTATATGCATGTGGCTGTATCGAATCTGACCAAAGAGCAGGTTGTCCCGTATATGGGCGATTCCATCCCAGGCTACAAAGAACTCGGCCTGCAGCCCGATAAAGTCTATCAGATTTATCGACCCGCCGAGGAAATCGAAAAGGCGGTCGAAACCTTTAACGGCTTACCGCTGATGCTCGACCATTGGGAGATGGATGCAGAAAACATCCCGAAGGATAAAGTGGTCGGCTCCCTTGGCACTGACGCCAAGTGGGCGGCTCCTTATCTCACTAATTCCCTCATCGTAACCGATGCCAACGCTATCAAAGCAATAGAGGACGGCAGTTATTCCGAGCTGTCAGCTTCTTATGCTTGTGATATTGACATGACTGGTGGCGTTTTCGACGGCAAGACCTACGACGGCGTGATGCGCAATATCAAAGGCAATCACGTCGCACTTGTCCCCGAAGGCCGCGCCGGCCATGATGTTAAAGTCGCTGATTCGGCTATGGGGGGAGGTGAACACGAAATGAATTGGATGGAAAAATTTAAGGAGTTGCTTTTCGATATCATCACAGACAAGGAGGCAATGAAGGACATTATGAATGAGAATGAAAAAATTGAAAAACAGCAGGCACCTGCCCAGCAGACCCCTGCACCTGCACAGGCAACAGACGATGAGCCTGTGGACGAATTGGCGGATGAAGTCCGCGAGATGATGGTTGAGGCAGGCCTCGACCCCGAGGACAAAGCCGCCCAAAAGGCATTTATCGCAGGCATGGCCGCAAGCAAAGCCGCCGACGAAGGCGAGGGCGAAGGTCAGGCAAGCGACGAAGAAGAAAAAGCCGCTGATGGTGAAGGCGAAGGTGCTTGCACCGATGGCGAAGAAGAAAAGACTGCCGATGAATGCGGTAAGGCTAACGATGCCGCCATTGTGCACGACAAAGCATTTTATGCAGGCCTGTACAAAGCCGCTGAGGATGTCGCGCCGTTTGTCGGCAAGATTTCCAATCCGTTTGCTTTTGATTCTGCCGCCGATATCTACAAGAAGGCGCTGGACAAAGCTGGCGTGGTGACGGATGGCATTGACCCGAGTGCTTTCGGCGCTATGGTATCCATGCTGAATAAGCCCGCTGCCATTCCCCAGGGCGCGGTCGAAGAAGACCCGCTGAATAAACGTCTTATGGGCATTAAGTCCAATTAACAAAAGGAGTGAAACATAATGAGCTTTTCTTTTCAGCAAAACGTAGGCCTGTATAACAAAGGCGCCATCGCAGGCGACCGTGCAAGCCAGAACCCGACCGTGTATGTGCCGACTAACTTCCTTGCTGGTGGCGTGGTGAATGTTGGCGGATTTGTATGGCGGGATACGACCAATCCGGCTACCGAGGTAGTGGCAAGTGGTAGTGGCGCACCCCTCGGCTTCATCGAGCGCACGATTAACCATGATAACTTCGCTATTGACGTGGAAGGCACGCTTGCCATCCCCGAGGAAGGCAATGTGACCGTCGCAATGCGTGGCGATTTCTATGTGGTCGCAGATAAGACCGTCGCAATTGGTGACGCACTGCTTGCAGACACCACTAATGGTTCTGCGGTATTTACGTCCGGCGCTAACACCGTAGATAGCGGCTATGTGGCTATGACCGCAGGCAATGAAGGCGA